TAACAAAAAGGAGGAATAATCATTCGTCCACTTGGTCCAATATTTTTTTCGTTCTGCGTCGTCCTTTGAACCTTCAAATAAGTAACTAAAGAAAGACCCGCATTTTTTCTTGATATGTTCGATATCTGCGTTTATGCTTTTATTCTTGTTTTTATCATAAACGAACTCGAAAAAGTCCCTTTTATTCCATAAAGTAATTTCATATGGGAAAGACCAATGACATTTTCGACCAAAATGATATTTAGATTTGGAAGTTTGTGAGTGAATGCTATCATATGAAGTCATTAATCCAAAGTCAATAAAATAGGTTCTATTTGTCTTGGGATTATAAACAATGTTCTGGGGTTTCAGATCATGATGAGCGATTTTTTCGGTTTGAAATAATTTCAACCCTTTGAATATATTATAAAAAGAGAGCAAAAAAGTAGCAACAAAAGGAAGGTCTTTGTCTGATGGATTTTTGTTAAAGAATAAATCAACATAATTTTTGATATTATACCCACCATGTTCCATAATCAGCAAGTTCAGCTTATTCAAATCTTCATGGGTCTGGACTGAAATATTTTTACATCTATTGATGCTATTAATATTATTTTGGTTATTGTCGACATTGCATTTTCGAGGTTTTCCAAGATGATAGTTTCCTTGAGGATCAATTTTTTTTATCAACAAGTACTCTTTCATTTCTTCATTTGCGTCCCTTTTTGTCATAACTTTTGATACTTTGTCCTGTTCTGTGGGTTTGTTTTTACAATTTAATGCCGGTTGATGTACACAACCATATGTGCCTTCACCTATAACTTTTGATTTTGACATATACATAATAGTTACAAAAAATTACACTGGTCCATCCATAGAATTTACTAACTGTAGTTTTCTTAATGATTGTTCGAAAGCATTTTCTTGCTCTAAATTATTGAAAAGGTAATCTGTAGTTGGAACATGCTCTTTCTTTTTAACTTGTTTGTATACGCGGTTAATATTATTTGTTACGGTATGAATGAGTGTTTTATTACTAAACAAATCTATCTTATTGGAAACATTTTCGGTTAGCAATGCTACCGCAAAATACAATAAGTAACGACGTCTTTTACATGCGGCTGTTGTGTATTTTACACAAAACAGAGAATAGACTGATCTCAATATTTCATTTATAAACTCGTTATTATTTTCATTACAATAATGGAACAAGGTTTCCCACAATATCCATATACAGTCGTTTCTAAATTTTGTTTCAACCTTTACAAATGGTCGGGTTTCACAAAAGCAAGGTTGTTTGCGTTTCTTACATATAAGATCAAATTCGATTATCCATTCAATCCAGTAGCATGCGTTACGCATATTCAGCTTGTCTTTTGAAATGTTATAAGCAAACTCATTGGCTGCTATAAACAGTTCCCGAGGATCGTCTTTTTTAAATATATCGTTTATATATTGAATACTTGGAGCAATAAACCTATCTGTCATTTGCGTAATGTCATACTCTTCTTGTTTGTTAATTTTCACTGCTTCAACACTATATTTTTTATTTGATGTAATTAGAACAGCTATTATTTGTGCGAATAGTTGTCTTATTACTGGATGATTTCTCAATTGAAGCTCGTTTAAAAACATGCCTTGAGACATTATGTCCCTAAACGCGGAATAACGTTTTTCTAGGTAAATAAACAACTTCGGGTTCCCTACATGGATGTATTTGCCAGCAAAATGAAATATGACCTCCCATACATCCATAAAATGGCCGGCACATATAAGCTCGCTACACCAATAACAAGAGGGTTCTATTTTATTATTTACTAGTGAGAGAGTAAATTGTGTCTTGACTTGTGTTTTTTTATATTCTGAGAATGTAATACTTCTAAATTCATTAGGCAATCTCATGTCATTAATCGTACTATTGTCATTCACTTGTGGCAACTTATCATCATCCATATTATAATTTGTTATAAAACAATTACAATATGTTTCAATAAAAAATACGCGAGGCATCTCTTATGTAATTTTATTTATTTACTTACTCTGTAATAAGACGTGGTACAACATTAATAGTTTGAAGCTCTTGTGACATCAACTTGTATGCGTACGGAATTTCAACCCTAGCAAAGTCAGTTCGATTATCACATGTTTTACAGCAATGGATGACATAATCAGATGAATCGTATAACTTACTATTGTTGCCATCATTATATGGTGCTACCATTCCACATTTTTTACATACATATGTACTGTACTTGTCAGATGCATCATACATTCTCTCTCTACAGAAACGAGTCATTCCATGTGCGATCATGACATCACGTTCCATCTCACCAATTCTGAAACCGCCATCCCTACTTCTGCCTTCAGCAGGTTGCCTCGTAAGGTTCACCATAGGCCCAATAGAACGACTATGTTGTTTGTCTGTAACCATATGTTTGAGCCTTTGATAAAATACGGGCCCAATAAATATACTAGTTTCAAGTTGTTCGCCGGTTAATCCATTATATAATATTTCATTGCCATAACTCTCATAACCCAGATTTTGTAATTCTTCTGCGATTGTTTTTACATCCAAATTTCCAAAGCTAGTTCCATCCCCAAACATACCCAGTTCCAACAATACTTTTCCCAGAAGCGTTTCTTTGAGTTGCCCGATAGTCATTCTTGATGGGATCGCATGAGGATTGATAATAATATCAGGACGATGGCCGTCTTTAGTATAAGGCATATCGCACTCAGGAATGATATTGCCAACAGTACCCTTTTGTCCGTGCCTTGAACTAAATTTATCACCGTATACAGGTTTCCTTAGCGCGCGAATGCGTACCTTTGCGAAATTATAACCATCACCATTTCTGCCAGTATAATTCTTGTCAACATACGTTTCTTCCGTCGTCCTGAAAGTTTTACTCTGGTCCTCATACTTGATTGTCTTTGTTGGGTCGTTGCGATTTTCTTTGATCGGGATAATTTTTGCGATAATTACGTCGCGATTCTCAACGAGTTCATTTTCATTAATGAAACCTTGATTATTCAACTTGTCGTAATTTCCGTATTTGATACCCTTCGTTTTCTCTGGATCTGGTTTGCATCGAATAATCTCATCACGAATAATATTTTTATCTTCGTCTTTTTCTGTATGATAAATAGTTGCCATAAAGAGTCCACGGTCGATGGAGCCCTTGTTAATAAGAACACTATCCTCCTGATTATAGCCTGAATGTGACATAATTGCTACATGAATTTGTGTCCCGGATGGGATCTGGTTAAGATGAATGAAATTCATGAGACGAGTATCTACTAATGGACGGGTTGGATAGTTCAATACATACGCCGTTTTATCCATGCGTTGGTCGTAATTTGTAGCATATACACCCATTGCTTGTTTACCCATAGCACATTGATATGTATTCCTAGGAGCTTGATTATGATCTGGAAAAGGGACACACGATGCCAATACACCAAATATAGTACTCGGGTGGATTTCACAATGCGTATAATTATAATGACCGTCGTTGTTTTTAATATATCTATTCTTGCACTTCATAGCAATCATTGAAATATTTTGTTCTTCCGGGTCAATATATTCAATAACCGATTCATCCAATACACAATTTGTCAACAAATCATTCCACCTCAACTCGTCTGAAGCGAGTTTGTCGATGATTTCATTGTTAATGATAGCTTTATTATCTTTGACTTTCAACAAAGGCCTTGTTAGTCTACCACCATCATTGCATATGCGGATTTCCATTGCTCGATAATCGAAAATGATAGAAGTATAGATATTTACAATGCCACAATATTTTTTATGTTTCATATCTTTGTATAATTCCATTGGTGAATTCGTTACTCCTATCCAGCATCCATTGATAAATACTTTCGCCATTCCAGAAATCTCATATGGTTCCACTTCGTCAAATGGAGTAACAAATGGGTTTACATAATCATATAATCCGGAACTATTTGTGGGAATAGTGATGTGGCCTAGATAACTGATATTCTTTACAACGCCAATGGATTGTCCTTCTGGAGTTTCAGCAGGACATAAGAACCCCCATGTAGTGTTATGAAGCTTTCTCGGAGCGACTAATTCACCACTCTTTTCTAGAGGAGTATTAATGCGCCGCGAATGACTCAAACTAGATACATATGTAAGGCGATTTAACACCTGGGCCACGCCGACTTTGCTACTATTTGACTGTTTTATGCTGAAATCACCTGTAGATAAGGCCCGGTTAATGCCGTTTTCAATCGTGGTAGACTTCATTATTTTATAGATATTTGTTGGACTGATAATATTTCCGTAATCTTCACTTGATTTCCAGGAACCATTATTAATTTCTCTTACAATTTGTTTCTGCATTTCTTTTACTAATTTATTGAAGTAATTGCGAAATAAGTTATTCAGGAGTGTACCACACAGTTCAATTCGCTTATTGACATATGAATCTCTATCATCGGAAGGAAGAAACCCCTTGGATGTGCGAATTAATTTGTTTGCCATATATCCCAAAAGATATACCTTCTGGGAAACAGTTCGACAATGAGGAAACAAATCACTGTTAAGAACTTCTAATGTGAATTCATGTTTCTTTCTTTGTCCTAACTCTTTATCCATATTCAATGGCGTATATGCCACATAACTATTAATATGGTTAATCGCGTCTTCTTTTGTCATATATTTATTTGAATCAATAACGGATGCTTGTAAGAAATTCAATAAATCTTGGTTGCTATCTTTATCCATGTCTAAGACAATGCGATTGCAGATATCTTTATCACTAATAATTCCTAGAGCTCGGAATACAACAAATAGTTCAATGGGCTGCTTTACTCGTGGAATATTTACATAGATACCATTGCCAAAACCATTATTTTTCGTGGCGATCATCATTTCAATTTGTTTCGGCGATATACACTTGAAATCAGGAACAGATTTAATCTCTGCGTAGTAACTCCACTTTGTGGTATTTTTGCCATCAAAGCAATAAATTCTGTTTTCAGCAGCACGTTCTTGTCCTAGCACCGTTTTTTCAGATCCTTTGATAATAAAGTAACCTCCACAATCCATATTACACTCTCCAGTTATCTCTGGACTGATATGCGGGTTTAGTGTCAATATACAAACAGACGATTTCAACATAATTGGTAATTTCCCGATATTAATCTTAGGAATTGTCTTCTCAACTATGCGAGGATTATCCATATTTTCAGTGGTGCGAATAATATACTTAATGTTGATGTCTACTGTCATAGTCGAAGCATATGTAAAATTTCGCAGCTTAGCTTCTTGCGGAAGCATAGTCTTTGTAGCACCATTATTTTCATGAATTTGTGGGGGGTATAGTTTGAAATTTACAAAGTCAATATTTACTTCTAAGAAATAGGCATCTTTTTCCGGAACATAGTCATTTTCAGAACGAATTACTACAGGATTAAACATTTGTATAGTGCGTTGGATCTGATAATTTACAAAATGATTATAAGATTCTGTTTGATGTCGCACTAGACATTCCAGGTGTTTTCCTTGAAAGTAAGATTCAATGATATTAAACGCATTTTCTTCATAATCCTCTATGTGTTCTAATATGCCAATTTCTTTTTTCGAAAAATCTTCACCTGTAGCAATCTTTTCATCGTAATCGATACATTTTTTCACATCATTTACAATTTCCTTGATATTATTTACAACAGGTTCCATGTACCCAGCAAACTCAGAAGATTTCATGCTATATTCCATAATTATTAACCACTTATATTGTTTTGTAATATTTATAAATCAAATTCAATTTTGTAAATAAAGGGAATAAATATAATGATTATACATCACTTATACGATGTCTTCAGCAAATAAACGATTCATAAAATATCTCGATAACATAGACAAAGAAACCGAAAAAATAGATTTTTTTATTTTAAATGGAATGATAAACAATAACATGATTTATAACAATTTGAATAATCTTGATATCGTTGTCCCAGTTCAAGAAAATGAAAAATATAGCATTGCTCCACAATTCCCTAGCAAACAGCCCAAAATATCAAATTATGACATATGGAAATTAAACAACGAAGCAGTGGTTGATGTATCATTGAATGCTGTAATAGACATTGAAAAAACAAAACAACTAGACATAGAGGTAAATATCGAAACGTTACAAGATTTATTAGATATAATTAACGCAAACCCGTACAAGGAAGATACTGAATATAATATTGATCTTAAATCACTGCATAATATACATTCTGAATTGATACAATTAAATGATATGATTGGGATGAAACGTCTGAAGACAACCTTATTAGATCAATTATTATACTTTATACAATCCTTACACAAGGGAAATAATATTGGTGATTACAAACATACAGTTATATATGGTCCTCCTGGGACAGGCAAAACCGAGGTTGCGAAAATAATTGGGAATATGTATTCTAAGATGGGAATATTAAAGAAAAAAACATTCAAAAAGGTGACAAGAAACGATCTAGTAGCTGGTTATCTGGGACAAACTGCTATAAAGACTAAAAACGTGATACAAGAGTGTATCGGAGGTGTGTTATTCATTGACGAGGCATACTCTCTCGCATCACCAGACCATAATGATAGTTTTTCAAAGGAATGTATAGATACATTATGTGAATCTTTAAGTGACTGCAAAGATGATATCATGGTAATTATAGCAGGGTATGAGAAAGAACTAGACGAAACGTTTTTTAGATCAAACCGGGGTCTCGATTCAAGATTTATATGGAGGTTTACAATAGATTCGTATAATCCACAAGAGTTATGTGAGATAATGTTGAAGAAAATTAAAGAACAAAAATGGAGTGTTGATACTACTGTTATGGATGATAAATGGTTCTTATCAAAGAAGACGAATTTCATACATTACGGTAGAGACATTGAAGTATTTTTAACGCACGTAAAAATCGCACACGGTAGACGCATATACGGGAGACCAAAAGAACGTTTGAAACATATAACTATAGACGATCTGGAACAAGGATATATAAAATTTTCGGAGCACAGAAAAAAACAACAGGATAAGTCGTTCTTAAGAGATATGTATGTATAATCTATTTAGGGATTTATCGTATTAATGTTTATAAATTTATATTCACTCATAATAGATTAAGCATGAGTGAAGAAAAAAAAGTATTAAAAGTGAATCCATTGGATTTTACATTCAATAAGAGTCCTAGTAAAAATAATCATACACAGAAGAGACAACCAAAACAAAAAACATCAGAAATTAAAATAAAAGCAGCATCGAAACCTAAAAAAAGTGATACGTTAAAAAAACGTTCCATATTGAGAATGATACGTAATCAACAACAGAATAGATATGACAATTTATTTGATAAGAAAAAAACTAATCCTCCTGTCGAAAATAGTGAAGCTCCGCGCAAGAACAATTTTGAAGAAGCGCAGAATTATTTGAATTCATTAAAAGAAAAGCGTGAAACACAACATAAATTGAAACACAATAGCACCCTGCGTAGAAATATACATGATGACATGGAAACGATGGTTCATGCCAATATTCAAAAACAACCCGACACTGTTGCACCACAAATAGTTAATTTGAATAGTAATGACGAAAATAACACAATACCAAAATATGGGTGTTTAAAAAATGGCAATTTGCCAACTTATCGAAACTATGTGAATAAAACTTCTTCCAATAGACCTTCCCTTTCGATTGAGGAAAGCATAAGTGATAATAAAGGTGCGTCTCCTATTGAAAATAATGTAACGGATTATCAACACAGCCCTCATAAAGATATACAAGAACGCGCTAATCAATATCAAATGAAACAATTCATTCAAAAAATGAATAACGATAAGCCAATAAAAATAAAAAAACGCAAGCAGAAAAAAACAATAAAACGGCATCACAAAGTCGGACGGTCTAAGTATTATTCAAAAATAGGTGTATTGGTGTCAAACCGTACAATCCGAAATAATATAAATAATCAAACACAGCAATTGAAAACTGTTTCTATTCAAGATATACGTAAGTATCTGATAACAAATGGCTTTATAAAAATTGGTTCAACCGCACCAAATGATGTGTTGCGAAAAATGTACGAGTCTGCCATTCTTATGTGTGGTGAGATAAAAAATCATAGTACGGAGAATTTATTGTATAATTTTTTCAATGAAAAGAAAGACGAGCTTTAAAATTTATATAATATCCACCCACCAAGTGAAACTATGCTACCGACAATTATAAAATGCCAACAACAATGGATACATAACAGTGTATTTATTCGACATTTTCGAACACAATCATGCCACGCATATCTGAGGCGATTATCGTGATTAAATGTATCATCATATGAATCTCTTTTTTTCTTTATAAAGTCAACATTTATTGTTAATAATCCACTTTTATAATTTGGCAAGTCTTCGTCGGAATAATTTAAAATAACATCATTTTCAATTACATCTTCAAAATATCCATAGCTATCTTCACTGTTGTCTTTCATTTATTATTTGTTATTTCTTTGAATACAATCCTTTTTTTTATATTGTATTCAATTTTATTAAAACATATAATTAGAAACAATTCCATCTACGTTGAAACTACGCATGTGGTTTAATATGAAATCGTTTTCAACTGTGTATGAAAACACTAATATTTTCTTATTTTTACATAGTTCGATAATATCGCATTGTAAACAGGTCCAATCAAAAACTACAAAATCAATATTGTTTAATAATGCTGAAAAATCATTTTCATTAAATGTCATGCTCGTAGTAAACCCTATTTTGATGGGCAATTTGTACTCTGTTATTATATCTAAATATAACCGATTAAAACTAGATATATAAACATTATTGTAATCAATCCCGCCAGTTTTTATAATTGTATCTAATAGGATAACTACAACTTCTTCATTGCCTTTTAAATCAAAAAATAACTTGATAGGGTTGTCTCGAACAATGTCTAAAAATGTCGACAATGAGAGTATGTTTTCGTCGTACAATTCATCGGAATTATATTCTTTGATGTACTTGTTTTTATAGTATATATCGTGATACACTACTATATTTCCGTCTTTACATTGTTGAATATCCAATTCAATCATGTCAAATTTATTTTCTATAGCTTTTTCAAATGCCAAACGAGAATTATCTTTATAATATTGTGATAATCCACGATGAGCTATTTTCAGACCCATTGTTGTAATTATATTAACTACTATAAATAAAGTTGTGTATGCGGCAATCATTTGTAATTATTATACTATTATTTCTTTATATTCAATAATAACACATCTGAAGAGGAGTTAATCCATTAATAAAATGTAAATCTATATAAACATTATATAATATTTTTATAGAGATGCCAAAAAAAGAAACCTTTTCGATATATAAACATTATTTTGAAAAAACTGATGAGAATAAGTCTATTTATGGTGAGCGTACGGTTGTTATGATGCAGGTAGGTTCTTTTTACGAAGTGTATGGCATAAAAAATAATGATGCAATAATTGGTAGCAATATTTCGGAGATTGCTGATATATGCGATTTTGCGGTATCCGAGAAGAAATGTTTGTATAATGACTGTCCGGTTTTCATGGCAGGTTGTCCGTTATATACAATAGATAAATTTATAGAAATAATTATACAACAAAGTTATACCGTAGCAGTATACGTTCAAAATGGGGAAGAAAAAGAACGTGTATTAGAAGGAGTATATTCATCTGGAACATATATATCTCAAAATAATAGTTCTGAAACATTGTCAAATAATGTTATGTGTATTTGGTTTGAGACATATAAACAGCCATCCAAGCGTCGTTCTATTATGAAAGATACACTAGTTTATGGTGCTTCTACTGTAGACATAATGACAGGTAGAAGCGCGGTTTTTCAACATGAAACGTTGGCAGAATATACAACTACTAATTTTGATACTCTTCAGCGATTTGTATCTGTATATAACCCATCTGAAGCAATTATCGTATCCGATTACGATGATAAAACAGTAAATCAGATAGTATCATATATCGGGTTATCGACACCAAACATACATAAATATAATTATAGCACAGATGAAAAGACAAAAAACTGCACGAAACAGAACTATCAACATGAATTAATATCAAGTTATTTTGGTCCAGATACATATAATATATATGATTTTCGCAAAGATAGCATATCAACACAGTCGTTCTGTTTTTTGTTGAATTTTATTCACGAACATAATAACAAACTGGTGAAAAAAATATCATTGCCTCTTATTAATAATGTATCTACAAATGTTTTATTGGCAAATCATACACTGCAACAATTGAATATATTAGATGATAATAACGGCAAACGATATGGAAAGAAATCCTCTGTTATGAATTTACTGAACAACTGTTGTACCTCTATCGGAAAAAGAGAGTTTAAATATTTGATTACTACGCCTACCACAGATGAGACCTGGTTGAAAAAAGAATATTCTATCATGGAATATATGACATCAAAAGAAAAGCTCCCTATTATGGCAAATATTAGAAGCCATATACATAAGATAAAAGACATTGAAAAAATTATGCGTCAAATTTTGACAAGACGAGTTCATCCTGTATCAATATACGAATTGTATCAGGGAATTGAAATTATACGAAATTCGAAAGAATATATGGATGGGGATTCAGCTATAGCACACTATTTATTAGATGATAATACACAAGACGATCCATTCAAATATATAGAATCTGTATCTGATAAAATTCAAAAGTTTATTGTTGATAATATAAAAATAGATGAATGTATAAAAGTTCAAGGGTCACAGGGGTACTCTGGTGTAGATTTTATACAGTCTGGGTTAAATTCTAAGTACGATGAGTTGATGTGTAAATATAACGATAGCAAAGATAAATTCTATGAGATTCAAGACTATTTGAATGATGTTATGTCAAAAAAAGAAACGAAAAAAGGTCTTTATGTAAAAGTTCATACTACTGAAAAGAGTGGAAATTATCTCGAGATTACAACGAAACGTTCATCCACATTGACAAATTATTTAATAAGCCATGAAATAGACAATAAAAACGGACCTATAATGATAAAAGATATTAAATTTGTCAAAGCAACAACAACAAGTAATAAAATAGAAAGTCCTATGTTAAAAGACCTATCTTCTAGCATGAAGGATTATGAAGAGGCAATGACAATTGAAGCAATGAGAACCTACATTGAGTTCTTAGAACAATTAGAAATAGAAGTATTTGACGAGATTGAAAAAATTGTAAAATATATTATGCGTATGGATCTACTTCAATGTAAAATTTATAACGCAGATAAATATAATTACTGTTGTCCTACTATAGAAGATGCTCCAAAATCTTTTGTTAATGCCAAAGATATGAGACATTGTTTGATAGAGCAAATACAGCAAAATGAAACGTATGTTCCAAATGATGTAAGCATTGGCATGGGGTCAACTGATAATGAAGAATATTTAAACGGCATATTATTATATGGAACGAATGCGGTTGGCAAAACAAGTTACATACGTGCCCTTGGAATATGTACTATATTAGCTCAATGTGGAATGTTTGTACCTTGTAGTAATTTCATATTCAAACCTTATAAATCCATTTTTTCACGAATAGTCGGAAATGATAACTTATTCAGAGGGTTATCCACATTTGCTGTAGAGATATCAGAGTTGTCTGTAATTTTAAATATGGCGGATGAGAACAGCCTAGTATTGGGCGATGAGTTATGTTCTGGAACAGAGTATCAGTCCGCAATAAGCATATTTATATCTGGACTGAAGCATATGAATAAGGCAAACAGCAGCTTTATATTGGCAACTCATTTCCATGATCTTGTAAAATATGATGAAATAAAAGATTTGAAATACTTGGCTCCAAAACATATGGAGGTTTTTTATAATCCAGAACGAGACTGTTTGGTCTATGACCGAAAACTAAAAGACGGCGAAGGAAATAATAACTATGGGTTAGAGGTATGCAAATCAATCCATTTGAGGAATGACGTATTAGAAGATGCGTTTGCGTTTCGCAATAAGTATTTTTCGGAAACATCGGGAATATTATCATATAACACTTCTCGATATAACCAAAAGAAAATAAAAGGTATATGTGAAAAATGCGGCGTAGAAGTTGCTACAGAAGTTCACCATATATTACAACAAAAAGACGCGAATGATAAGGGTTATGTTGGGGCAGTACATAAAAATCATAAGGCAAACTTGATGGGGTTGTGTGAAACATGCCACGATGAAGAACATCATTCGAGTGAAAATAAAATAACTCGAAAGATGAAAACTACGTCAGGTGATTATATTGTAATGTAATTATTGTTTGTATTTATAATGATAGACTATCATTTGACGTCTTTGCTTTCTAGTAGAATCTTTATTTTTCAATAAATATTCTCCATACGATATATGCTGTTGCTGTCCTAATAAAAGTAGCATATTGAAATCGGGACAAGACCGAGTTTTAACGCTACTAAGTGGGTTGGAAATGCGCGGAAAAAAACAATTTGCTACCATATTTTTATACATTATACAATTACTTTAATTTTAGATTTTTTGTTTTTTACTTAATAGTATCATCTCTTTATAATTTGGAACGTAGTTGTTTACGAAATATTTTTGTCCTGGTTCATAATATGTTGCTCTATTTTGAGCGGGTAACCGAACTAATTCTTTATTTTCATCATCCTTTACAAACACTATGTTATCTTCTTTTAATAGTAGAGGATGTTTCTTTTTCAAAATGTCCTCTGGCACATGATATTGAACGTTATAATTATTTGTTACTTCAGAGTAGTCCTTTTTCCCAATATCGATATATGCTTTGTCTGTTTTATTTGAATCTTCACTTAGGTCTCTATAGTTAATAGGAGTATCTGTATCTATTTTTGTATTGCTATCTAACAAGTCGTCGCTTGAAAAATTAATAGTGTTAATGCTTTCATAGTTTTCTGTCACGTTTGTTCGATAATTAAATATGATAATAATTGTGCTGACAACAAATATACAAAATAGTTGTTGTTTTGATAGTTTCATTTATAATACTATTACATTATAAAATTGAATCATATAAAATAATATAGTTATATCAGTATATAAAAGACAAAATGATTATTCCTATTAAATGTTTTACTTGCGGAACTGTATTGGCAGATAAATATAGATATTATCAAGCAGAGGTAAAAAAAATAAAAATTCAGCGAGGCGAGTCAGTCGAGAAGGTAGTATATTTAACAAAAATGAATGTCGACAAGACAGCAGAAGGAGAAGTCTTAGATACGATAGGACTAAAGAATGTATGTTGTCGCAGACACATGTTAACACACGTTGATATTGAATAACTACGCAATATGTAAAAAATATAAACTTGTATATTTTTTATGATGTAATTTATATACAAATGGTTGCGAAAAAGACAAAGCTCACCAAGAAAATTAATAAAACCACTTCCAAAAAACGTGCCAGAAAAACCGCGAACAAACGCAAATCGAATAAATCAAAGACTCTACGTAGAAAGAATATGATAGGCGGAACAATGGTTCAACCTGATAAACTCTATGATGCTATGAATTTTAATAATTCAAGTAAATTTGACATTAACCCGTCTCCATTGACAAATTTAGCTTAAAAAATCTATGCGTTGTATATAATTATGAAAGTAGTTGGTTTGAAAGATATATGTCCTCCCGCCCAGTTTTATTTCATAGTTTCCGTAGTTTCTTTAGCGATAATCGGTTATCAGAATATAGGAAATTCAACATTGTACTGCGTTGGTGATTACAACTGCGATGTTCCTAATACCGGCATGGTATTTTTAATCAAGTTTCTATATGTATTATTTTGGACTTGGCTTCTTAATGTAATTTGTCGCGGAGGCGCATCTTGGTTCGCATGGTTGATTGTTTTATTGCCAATATTGTTACTTTTTATCATGGTCTCTATGATGTTTGCATTAAGTTAAATGTTATATTTATATAAATAGTATTGTTTACTATTTATATAATGAATGAAAATGTTGAGATGTCGTTGATATTCAAAACAACTCCAATAAGTATATTAACCGAACATATTATGCCTTTTGCAAGACAACCACAATCAATGGAATTGTTGCGGGATATCCGTTCTTTTAATGGGGACTTAGGAATAATCGAAAATATATATCATTCTCAATATAACGACGTTGTTTTATATGATGATTTAATGTTTTTTGTAAACAATCGTTCTTTGTCGGCAAATGAAACAAACCCACGATATCAAAATATCCTTAGAAGACATATTAAGTTGAAAAACGCGTCGAACAAAGAAATAGTAAATTGTTTTCAAAATTATTTCAAACGACCTTTAAGTGATGCGGATTTAGTCCAGCGAAATAGAATGTTATTTGGGTTACTTACACCAGAAGAAAGAACGCATTTCATAAATAAATACATCCTCTCTTAAAAATACATTGTAAAATTGAATTACAATAAATACAATTATTCATATAAAAATTACATCTATATAGTTTATAAAGTTGCCATGAATCCCTCATTAACCAATATTTCAGAAGAAGAAAACAACATTTTAAAGTTCACACTTAGTGGAATAAATGTAAGTTTAGCAAATGCTATTAGAAGAACAATGTTGTCAGACATACCAGTAGTAGGGTTTTATACCGAGACCCATGAAAATAATGATTGCCATATTGATGTAAATACAGGAAGACTGCATAATGAAATACTTAAACATCGACTTAGTTGTATTCCAGTACACAGTGATGATCTAACCGTTTTGCCAAAAAATTATATATTGGAAGTTGATGAGAAAAATGCCAGCGAATCTGTATCCTTTATTACTACCGAACATTTCAAAATCAAAAATGTATCCAACGGCAATTATTTAACTCAAGAAGAAACGAAGAAAATATTCCCACCTAATGACAAAACCGGCATGTATATTGATTTTGCACGACTAAGACCACAAATTAGTCAACAATTGCCTGGGGAGCACATAAAACTGCGTTCTGAGTTCACGGTTCATACCGCCAAAGAAAACAGTGTTTATAATGTGGTTTCAAAATGTGCTTATTCGAATACACCTGACATGGTAAAAATACAGTCAGCATGGGAAGAACAGGAAGACAAGCTAAGAAGCGAAGAAATGACCCAACAAGATATATCTTTTCAAAAGAAAAATTTCTATTTGCTTGACGCACAAAGACATTTTGTAGAAAATAGCTTTGACTTCATAATACAATCCGTGGGCGTTTATGAAAATAAAGACGTTGTTATGAAAGCATGCTTGATTCTTCAGAATAAGTTTGCGGATATGGTTCAAAATTTAGATTCTGACATTGTTCCGATTAATGTAAGTGAAAGTACAATGGATAATTGTTATGATGTTGTATTAGAGAATGAAGATTATACCATTGGAAAATCATTGGAATTCTTCTTGTATTCTCAATATTTCGAAACCGATAAAATATTAACTTTCTGTGGGTTCAAAAAATTCCACCCGCATGATGACAATAGTAAAATTAGGTTAGCTTTTAAGGATAGCCTTGATAAGAAAATGGTTAATATGTATTTACGAAAATCGTGTGTAGACGCAGCTGAACTTTTCAAAAAAGTATATGATGCGTTCCATTAAAATTTCTTCTCCATAAAATATAAGTATTTTTTATGAAGATACCGTATGTTACGTTTTCATACATGTTCTTTGTAAATAACGCAAGAGGGGCTTTTAATAAGTGTGATTGGTTGTGTAAAGCAAATAAAAAGTGTAGCAACAATTTTTATTGTTTGAGTGATATTACAATGGAAAATAGTAAACCATTTATACCCAAATTAGGGTACGGCAAAGTAGTAAAAGTATATGATGGTGATACTATAACGGTAGCTTCTAGGTATCCTGATGTTGATAAGGACATATATAGATATGTTGTACGTCTAAGGGGAATAGATGCCCCAGAGTTGCGAAGCGAGTTTTCAAAAGAGACTGAATTAGCAAAGATTTCAAGACAAGCATTGTATGAACTTATTTTTGGAAAAATTGTAAGATTAGACAAAGTAAAGATAGAAAAGTATGGTCGCCTCTTAGCTGATGTACACGTAGACAATATTCATGTAAATCAATGGTTATTAGACAATAAGTATGCTGTTCCATACGATGGAAAGAAAAAAAATAAACCAGACGAATGGATTCATTGATTTCTATACCCTTTTCATAATATATAAAAAATTGAATTAAACATATCTTTATATATTCTTGCATAATAGTTATAATGGAGAGACGTTTGAATAAGAAGTTTGAATTGTATATAAGTGAATTTAAAGACAAAATAAAAGACAAACTTGCTGGACTTGAATTCACTGAAAAAGGAAAATCAAATGAACTTTTAGAATTTGTTTATGATTATGAGAGATTAGTCTTTCAAAAAGAGGATGTAAGTAAGAGAAAGAGAATAAAAAATTCAATTCCCATAACCAATAGGTGCATTGCTAAGAGGGCAAACGGAGAACAATGTACTCGGAGGAGAAAAGACAACTGCGAATATTGTGGAACGCACGCAAAGGGAACACCACATGGACTTATTACAAACAATATCGATGCAAATAATGTATCATGTACTATAGAACTTTTCGCTCAAGAAATAGGTGGGATTGTGTATTATATAGACAAACATACAAATGTATATAAGACAGAAGATGTCCTACAGAATAAAGAAAATCCTTTAATTGTGGCTAATTATACACTAACAAATGGTCTGTATCATATACCCGCTTTTGGAATTTAAGAATCTTCTTTGTTTATTTTCCTAGTAATCGTTTCTTTTACACTTTCTTCGCGATTGTCAGAAATAAAATCGTTCAATTGTGACGCCTTTAGCATGTTTCCATCATAATATTTAGATAGTATATCAAATAAATTTTTTCTTGTAATCGGTTTTTTCACAGTCTTCTTGTTATAACATATTTGTCCGTCTTTTAGATCAAAACAATCTATCTCGTTGGATTTCATAATATTCATCAAATTCTCAGTAATAACGTTCTTATCTTTTTTCCTTTTGCTTTGTTCTTTATTCAGAGTTCTTATTTCATTGTCTAGCTTTACCCAATCTCTAACAGCAGATATCAATTGTTCTTTGGATTCCATTAAATAATTATTGTATGTATATATTTTTGTATGATTTTAATTTATAATAACATATATAATTAGAAAAATGAAGTTCATGAAAAGTAGATCAATATCACATTCTTCGAACAATGATAATAATATTGTTATGGGAATGAAAACCGTAATATATAAAAAGCCTTCTGTAAATACAAATAAACAAGCTACTAAACCTAAAGATACAATAACGAGATTAGAATGGGGCACTCCTATATGGACGTTATTTCATACATTGGCACATAAAATTAAAGAGGAACACTATAATACAAAATTCGCTGAATTATTAACAATAATAAAAAGCATTTCTGCTAATTTGCCATGCCCGATTTGTACCGAACATGCTACCAAATATTTAAGCTCTATAAATCGACTTTCTTTAAAAACCAAAGAGGATATGAAACTTATGTTATTTCAGTTCCACAATGTAGTAAATGAACGCAAGGGTTATAATGCTTTTCCATTAAACGAGTTAAATTCTAAATATGATAACGCAAATACTATTAACGTTATTAACAATTTTATTGTGTCTTATAGTAAAAAGTCAAAAAATCTTCAATTAATAGCTCTTGAAATGTCAAAAAAGGTTGCTCTTTCCAATGTTACGAAATGGTTAAGAGAAAATATCCACATCTTCGATAAATAAATACTTATATCTATAGTTATTTATTTACATTTTTTGTATCAATTTGCCATTCTTATAAACATTGCATCTGAATGTACTCTTAGATGGTTTCGAGCAAATCTGGTCGTTAGGTATTCCTGTAAAATACAATGATCTATTCAGCTTCAATACTACATCTATCATGTACGCCCAAAAATACCCTACACTACCACCTATTCCTGCTGATAATACTAAGCTCATTAACCCATAACAGTTGTTTGTAAGATTCCAATACGTGTTATAACCAATTAATGTAACGAAAAATAAGATGGTTGGTATGTTTGCTACGAGTAGACTCATTTTGAATATCCCATAAAGTAGGTAAAAAAATGTGAACCCAATTATGCCTTGTCCGATTGATAAACGTATATCACTAGAGTCTGTAAATGACATCGCATTACATATTTCTGGTCGACTTTCGTCCAAATCAAAACTACTTGGTAGTACGTTCGCAAATCCTACGACCGAAAAACTCGCTACGATTACACCTAGTAAATAGAATATGCCTTTTACATCTTGATTAAATAGAGATGCTAAAGAGAAAAAACTAACTAAAATGAAAGGTGCCAATCTAAAGAATAAATAAAAAAAAGCACGCATGTTTATTCCTGCATCGTTCGTTAACATATTACTTTATTATACTATAATTAGAGATTCTTTTTGTCTGTCTAATTATACAAATACATGTTGAAAAACATCGTCTATTTTTGATACTTTTATAAATTGTATATTCATGTCTTTCTGTTTTTCTTCATTCTTTGATTTCCACTCTTCAAAATCTCGTTCATTTTCTTCCGGATATAAGAATGTTTTTATTCCTGCTTTTATTCCACCACTTATTTTTATCTCTAAACCTCCGATTGCTGTTATTTCCCCTTGTAAATTTGTTTCGCCTGTAATCGCTACATCATTCTTTATTTGTTTATTATTAAATAAGCTATATATGGCTGTTGTTATAGCTGCACCTGCGGATGGTCCATCTTTTGAGATTGAACCTTCCGGACAATGGATATGTAGACCTTGATTTTTTGTCTTTTCAAATTTCGTTATTAACTCCTCTTTTATATTGTCTAACGTCATATTCCATGCTAATGTTTTTGCCACGTTCATACTTTCTTTCATGACATCACCCTGTAGTCCAGTTAGACGCAAGTCTAGAAATGTAGAACACGGATAAAATAGTGTTTGTATCGGGATGATCCCTCCTTGACCGAGAGAATTAGCCCATAATCCGTTTATTACTCCTGTTTCACAGAGTTTGTGTATTTTTTTTGAATTTACTTTATGATACCTTTTTAAGTATTTCTTATCTATGTTGTCTCTTGTGATTTCTATTGGCATATCCATGTCGCAACTATTTGATTTTAATATTTCTAAATTGATTTCACCATACAGGTCGAATAATATCTCTTTTAACTTCCTTACTCCTGGCTCCGACGTATATGATTCGATAATGTATTCTATCATATCATTTGATATAGAAACAACATTTTCAAAACCCATTTTTTTATTAATTTCAGGAAGTATATAATTATTTACAATCACACGCTTGTCATCTATTGTAAGATTGTCAAATTTTATTCTGTGTATTCTATCAAGCAATACTTTGTCTATTTGTTCTGGGTCATTGTAAGAAAAAATGAATAATGCTTTGGATAAGTCGATGTCTATTCCGCTGAAATATTTGTCTTGGAATACTTCATTTTGTGTCTGATCTATCAAATGAGTAAATATGCCAATTATTTCTCTACCATTTTCGGTCTTGCTTACTTTGTCTAGCTCATCAATGTATATGATCGGATTCATACACTTTGAATCCATTAGTATATCGACTATTCGCCCCCATGTTGAATTTAAATATGTATAACTATGTCCCTCGATTGTAGAACCATTACACGAACCACCCAACGCAATAAACGAAAAAGGCCTTGTATCAGAATTATCATTCTGTAGACATTTCGATATTCCCTTCTTCGCTAATGAAGTTTTTCCTATACCCGGAGAACCTTCGAAACCAAAACAATATCCGGTTTGTTCTCCATTCATCCATTGCCCGATTATTTTCATTATTTGGTTCTTTGCGTGGTTATGACCGTATACGGATTCTTCCATTATGTCCATTATCTCTTCCATCTCACCATTTACACTTTTAACACTTTTCTCTATTAAATCAATGTCACTTACTGTCGAAGATAATGAATACGCAGAATTGTTATTAACCGCATCGTAAATAGTAGAAGAGTAATGGATATTCCCGTTTATCAATGACGTAATGTTCTCCATTTGTATCGAACGAGACTTTTTGGCAATCGGCAATCTGGGAATATTACAATCTTTATGTAAAACATTTATTTTTTGTCTAACAACCGCAATCTGTTTACTAGTATAACTCTCGAGAACCTGATTTGTCTCTGTCGACAGTTTTTCGCATAAAAATTGACGTATAATCGTCAAATTTTTCATAATTTCTTGGGTTGTATATTTATGCTTTTTATAAAACACCATGTTTGGAAAGAGATCTTTTATTACGTTTTCTATTCGAACATACCAATCATTCAAATTTTTTACTTTCCTTAAAATTGGCTCTTCTCGATACATTCCAAAAGGAATTTTCAATAGACCTTCTATATATTGCTTTGCTTTTAAACACATCTCATCTGGTTTGCCTTTTATTTCTTTCAATTTCAACATAGCCTTCTCTTTTATTGAATCACTTGACTTCATTAGGTAGACTTGCTGCTCTAATGTAACTTGATTTGCTTCATACTTCTTCATTATATCATTAACCTTCTTTGAAGAACATGTTATCATTTCGTTGAATTCTTGTTTTAAATTCCATGGCAATGTATCATACAACAAATCGTTATCACTCCTTACAGCAACTACTTCATATAACAAATAACATATATATTGGATCTCTTCATCTTGTTTATACAACAGTAAGTTAATTAATATATTTCGTTGCGTGTAAAGATCCATTTCAGTAAACCTTTTTATTGTTATCTCGAGTTTTGTCTGTTTTACGTTGTTAACCTCACTTAATACAGCAAATGTCTTTTTTACAATATCATTTGGACTGTATATAAGAGCCTCTTTTAATATCATGTTCTTTACCAATTCGTTCATTATCAAAGTCTCATGATTTGGTCTACCTATCGTTTTTGATAAATACAATTCTGTCTGTTGTGCCAGATATTTATTAGAAAAACTATTCAAATGTAGATCATCGACTATGGCATTAACTATAAGAGTTTTTTTCGCCTTTTCATTCTGTATTATTACTCTTATTCCAAGTATCTTTTGATATATTTTGTCATTATCGATTTCGTAGTCAAAGCACTCTAACGTATTGACTGTTTCAAATCCAACTTCACCTTCTCCTATCTTGTCTATGCATATGCTTTTGGTCGGTACCAATTTATGCTTCGGTTTCCAGTGATTTATTTTATAACCGATCGGTGTAATATGATGCTTGATAATTGCGTATTTATCATCTACTATTGGATCAGTGAATTTTATATTTTGATACTCAGAACCAAAACAAACAAACAACAAATCTTCTATATGTTTAGTACCAAATCCACATATTATTAAAGACAGTTTGTCTATAACAGATTGAAGGTCTGTAAGAAGTGAATCATGTACGCTTTTTTCTGGAACGCAGTCATATATCTTTACGGTCTTAGCATATAAATCGTCTAACACAGATAACGATAAACTTGCATCATTATTGCTAAATACATCCATTATATTGTTAAATTTGATAGATGTAATAGTATTTCGTATGACCGTTTGAATATATTCTGTTTTCTCTTTCAAAAATATTTCTAAATTATGTTTGGTTTTCATTCAATCTTTCCAATATTATAGACCAATATTTTTAAACAGACACACTTACACAATCACATATGTTATAGAAAATAATATAAACATATATTTGTAAATTAAATAGAGCACGGATTAATAATAAGATGGGTATTCCAAGCTATTTTTCGTATGTTATCAAAAATTACGCAAATATCATACGAGATTTTAATCATTTTTTTAGTGCAACTAAAAATCCCTTTTCTCGCTTATATATGGACTGCAATTCAATCATATATGATTCATATAATGACCTCAAGCCGACGTTTGACAATATGACAGTTAAAGAGGTTGAAGATGCCATAATTAATGAAGTAATTTCTAGAATTGAAAATTATATTTGTATGATTAAGCCTACACAAACAGTCTACATTGCGTTTGACGGGGTTGCCCCTTTTGCGAAAATGAACCAGCAAAAAACACGTAGATATAAAACATCGTTCATGAGTGGCATAAATTCAACTGGTGATAACAAGACTGTTTCTTGGAATACCATTAATATTACCCCCGGCACAGAATTTATGGATAATTTGTGTTATCGCATAGACTATCATCTTAAACATACTGAAACTAGATATGGTGTGAAAGAAGTTATCATTTCTTGTTCTGATAAACCAGGAGAGGGAGAACATAAGCTATATAAACACATTCGAACTGTTGACATGCAGCACGAAAAAATTGCTGTATATGGTTTAGATTCAGACCTAATTATGCTTTCTATTTTCCATTTAGATTATTGTAAAAATATATATATTTTTAGGGAAGCACCAGAATTCCTTAAGGGATCTATTCCGGTTGATACATCAAATAACCAACCTTATTTTGTTGATATACAAAACCTTGCTTCAGGCATATTGTCGCATATGAATTGTAAATATTCAAGCAGGCAGCGAATTAATGATTATGTATTTTTATGTTTTTTCTTAGGAAATGATTTCCTTCCTCATTTTCCTGCTATGAATATACGTACTCATGGAATCGATGTTCTATTAGAGATTTATACAATGAAATTTGGCAATAAACCCAATTGTTATTTTATTTCGGAGGAAACAGGAAAGATTGTATGGCGCAACGTACGTCTATTTATTCAGGAAGTAGCGAAAAACGAACATCAATTTCTATTAAATGAATACTTTGTGCGAAATAAATTTGAAAATTATAAATTAAAAGAAGACACCGACGAAGAAAAAGAACGCGTTATCAACAACATGCCTGTATTATATCGTGCAGAAGAAAAATATATTTGCCCGCAAGAACAATATTGGGAGAAAAGGTATTATAAAGCCCTTTTTCATATGGATAAAACGCCTGATAATGTCAAAACTATAAGTACTAATTATCTTCAAGGACTAGAATGGGTCTATAAGTATTATATAGGGGAATGTCCCGATTGGAGATGGAAATATAATTACCATTACCCCCCTTTATTTGGAGATTTATTGAATTATATACCACATTTTGACACAGATTTTATCAAAAATGGTTCAACTCAACCATTTCATCCTCATTCACAGTTAGCATATATTATGCCAAAACAATACATTCATTTGTTACCGAAGAACAAACATTCTTTTATAATAAACAACTATTCTGAATTTTATCCAAATAAGTATGACTTCTGTTGGGCGTTTTGTCGTTATTTTTGGGAGTCTCATCCGTTGTTGCCAGAAATCCCTTTACAACTATTAGAGCAATGGGATACACAGTTCAACCATCATGATGTCACATATTAATTAATGTATTTCATACTTAAAACACATTGATTTTTATCTATTGTTATGTTTTTCTTGTATTTTTAAATCAGTGAATGTATAGTGCAACAAAGCCATTCGTATTGCTATTCCGTTCTGCATTTGTTCGAAATACTTGCATCGTGGGTCATTATCTATAATTGGATCTATTTCTTCATTCCGTGGGAACGGGTGCATTATAATACAGTCTTTTTTTGTTTTAGATAAAAATTGACGGTCTATTATATGTGTTACTTTGTCATTATTGCTGCTTCTTTCTTTCTGTAGACGGGTCACATAAATAACATCGTATTTTTCCAGGTCTATTGTGTCGTCATCTACTATTATGTCATCAGGCACTTGCGAATGACTAGACGCTATTTCATATAACAAGTCCATGTCGGGTTCTCTATTGCTATACGGCAGAATATTGATTTTTAATCTAGGATATATACTTAGATAATTGATAAGAGAATGTACCGTTCGAGAATGCATAATGTCTCCTACAAGAAGTACATTTAATTGATTGTGAAGATAAAACCGCCTGCTGATAGTAAATAGATCTAATAACCCCTGTGTAGGGTGGTCTCCATCACCGTCTCCAGCGTTTATAATAGGTATATTTGAATATCTAGCAGCTTTTTCCACCATGCCTTTTTCAGGGTGTCTTAAAACCATTGCGTCTCCATAATGGGACAATGTTTTTATAGTATCTTCGAAACTCTCTCCTTTTTTCATGCTAGACGCGTCTTTATTGAAATTAATTACATTTCCTCCTAGTCTATACATTGCGGATTCAAAAGATAAAGAAGTCCTTGTACTCGGCTCGAAAAAAGCATTCACTAATATTTTATCTTTGAATTGGTTAGTGCGCTTTGCTTTATACATATGTGCCAATGAAAATATCCTGTGAATAAAGGACAGATTCGGTTTTTTGCTAGAAAGCATCTTCCTTATTATTAAAATACAAATTTTTTTTATGTCTATATTTTAAAGTATTTTGGAAATGAATTTAGTATTTGAAAAATTTTTTTATGATTTTGTTGTACAACACAAGGTTACTTTTTTGGTATATGCTTTTGTTATCTTCTTCTTTTTTCCACTAGAAGGCGTAGTATTACCTAAAGTATATGGAGTAATGTTCGACAAAATGAAACCTTCTTCTTCTTATCCGAAATTATTTGACTTCTGGAACAACTTGAAAAAAGGACATTTCGCTGGCTATATAATTCTTATGATTATTGTGTGGGCGTTTATTTTATTTGGTGACAATTGGAAACAATACATCGAGTCAACTCTTATCCCACAATATTTCTCTTTTCTTCGCGAAGCATTTTTTGATAACACTATCCGATCCAACAATCAAAATTATTCTGGCGTTAGCTCAGGTGATTATTTATCACGTGTATTGGAATTAACGCGCAATATGAAAGAAATGTTTCAATACACTATAAGCAAACTGATACCAGAGACGATTGTTACATTGTTTATTATTGGTTTTATGTTCTATAATAATACAAAAATGGGATTAGTAATACTGATTGGGTTTTTGGCTTGTATTATAGTTCAAATTATTGGAGGTTACCAGTTGATTGAACTTATTCAATCGCGTGAGAATTTTTTTAATTCAAATTTAAGTGGAAATCTTCAAGACAGCCTTGATAACTTAATTAATGTATTTATTAATAATGAGGTTGATGCGGAAATAAAAAAAAATCAAACACTTGAGAAAGAAAGTAAAGAACGGTTAAGCAAAATCATGTTCGGACAAAACTTAATTCTCATGATTACTCGAATCATTATGGTTATTACGTACACCACAGCAATATATGTTGTATACAATTTACTTATTGAAGGCAAGATTAATATAGCAACCTGCATCGTTTTCATTCTTTTGTTAGATAAATTTTCAGGTTATACTCAAAATGTTAATTATGGGTTGATACATTATATTATTTATAAATATGGAATTATATCAGCTTCATCTGACTTTATAAATGAATTATTCAAAGATCACAATAAACGAGTGAAAAAAAATGTTATTAAAAAAGGGTCTATTCAATTCAAAGATATTAAATATCGTTATGATAAAACAAGCGAAGACTTCTTATTTGAGAATTTAAATTTAGAATTACAAGGAGAAAAAAAATACGGTCTAATTGGTCGTTCTGGATCAGGAAAATCTAGTCTGATGAAACTATTAATTGGTCTTTATAAACCTGAATCAGGTTTTGTAAAGATTGACGATGTAGACATCAATGAAATAAAATTGGAATACTTGCGTGACAAGGTGAATTATATAAACCAAACTACTACTACTTTCAACGAAACTGTTGTATACAATATGCTTTATGGAAACGAGCATGTCACAGAAAAACAACTTCTTGACAAATTAAACAAATATAAGTTAGATATCGTTTTTTCTGAATTGTCTGATGGAGTCCAATCCAGCGCAGGATTACATGGAACAAACTTGTCTGGTGGAATGCAGAAAATAACAATGCTTATGCGTGGCATACTGAAAAAATCTAAGGTTGTTATTATGGACGAGCCATTAGCTGGACTAGATAAAAATACGCGTATAAAGGTAATTGACATGATCCTTGCTGAAACGCGAGGAAAAACTTTAATTATTATTACTCACGATGAAGAAATGCTGCCTCATATGGATGAGGTCATTAATATTAATTCATTATAAATTTTGTAATGTTCTATTTAATCAGGATAGTATATTTCGGATTAATGTAATTTCAATACGGATATGATATTACATTAATGTATTAATTTGTTCAGAACATTCTGTTTTTTTTCATTAACACGGTTCAAATAGGAATCAAGTTTCCTGTATTTTATTAAAGCATAGTCGCATTCGGTTTTATACAATGGCCCATTTGATAGATCTTTTTCTACTATTGCATGCCAGAAACACACTTTATGTTCTATAAGTTCAGTATCATCTCCACATATAAGACAACAATTGAATGAAATCGACAAATCCGGTTCCAAATCGGATGAAAACTCAGATTCATTGTAAGTTGAAGTGGTATCCTCATATATGGTATCAATTGTCTGATTTTCAAAACAGGAGTGTATCGAATTTATTCTTTCGTTAAAACTTTTTTGTTCTCCGATTTTTAATGTGTTAATCGGGTTGGATGAATTGTGTTTTTTATTTTTGTTAGACAATCGTGTTTTTTTTTCAGCAGGAGTCGGACTACTTTTGGTGGTTCTTTTTGGTTTTGCGGTGAGGTTCATATTGTATATATAGTATAAAAGATATCTTTAATTATACATCCCTAAATATTTATTGCAGCATACATGCGTTATAACGTGCCACGTCAGAATGATGACGTTGATAAATAGGTGCGTCGAACATGATGACGTTGACAATATAGGTGCGTCGAACATGATGACGTTGACAATATAGGTGCTTGTTATTATTCTGACGTGGCACAATATGATATCACAAATGCAGCAATAAATATTTAGGAATAATATATTAAACGTTTATATTTATATAATACATTAAAATGAAGGTCATCCCATATCGAAGTGAAAACAATCCTTACGATTTTAATTCCCGTTCCACCTTTATAAGTAGCAATATTCTAGTCCCTCCAACATATGAATCGTCACCTCGTGTGAGTTGTCGAAAAAATGTAACACATACAAAATCTCGCATTTTTCCGGATAGGTATATTCATAAATATGATGTTCCATACCAAACCACGAATTCTGATGAATACGATCATCCAAAAATAAAGGAAAAATATGAAAAACTGCGACTTCCTAGTTTAAACGCATATAGCAGTTCGGATGAACCAAATAAAGGTTTTGTAAAACGCAATAGTCCAAAAAATAGCAATAAAACACGGGAAATATCGAAAGAAAAATCCGTATTAGTCGGAAAAGTGTATGCTGTGCCATTCAATAACAATAGTCATGTGATTAATACAAAATCGTCAGCTGATTGGAATAACCCAACCAAACAACTATCTACACTAAACTCGTTATAACTAAAAATATATTTTTAATAAAACATTAATAAAAATATATATGCATCCATATTAACTATGAAATCGTATCAAAATATTTATTGTATGGATCATTCCAAGAAATTAAAAAATGCTTGGAAATATAATATAAGTCCACCACAGAATCCAATATCATCAAATACAAGTCCACGAAAAAATGGAAGATCAAATATACAAAAGAATGAATTAGAGCATACATCTAACATAAAAGAGCCCGAATTAAACAATGCATTGGTTTATTATTCGCGTGAAATACACAATACCGGTGCATACGATTTGGGTGCGAAAGGACCTACACGCAAAATTTTGCATAAAGTATGTGAAAATGCTATATTTGATGCTTCTGAATTAAAAAAACGCAAGTCATATTCTAATATGTCGACACTGTCTGGTTTATCCGAGGATGAAAAGAATAAATTGAATCCAGATAGTTTGCTTCGGCAACTGCAAAAAGAACGAAATATTATGTCAAAACTGGGATTTATTGAGAAAGCAGAGTTGATAGATAAAGAAATTAATGAATTAATTCAACGTGTAGAAAAAGAAAAGAAAGCCGAGGAAGCACAATTATTAAAAGAGCAAATAATTTTATTAAATAAAAAATCTGATAGAAGAATGCAGAGATTTTTAATAGAATTAGAGAAAGAACAAGATAGATTAAAAGATAAACATAAAGTTGAATATGATAGACAGTTGAAGAAACAAGAACTCATATTTTCGAAGTTAATTGAAGATACTCAACGAAGAGCTATAGGAAAAATTAAAAAATGCAATTGCGTGAATTGGTATGTATGCAGACATAATAAATCAGCCTCGTACAATACACGTAGATCGACCCCGGATGTTGTCAATTTTAAACGAAATAGTGAAAGATTGAAGAAAAAAGGTCAACTAGACGAAGCTATGATCTGGGAAGACAAGGCATTAGAATTAGATGACGAACATCAAGAAAAATGGCGCAATAATGTTTCAAAGTCTATATCAGTAAGTTCATGGGGGCCAAATGGTTCAATTATTGATAAATTAATAGACAAACACAAGCATGAAATCAAAATATTATTAGATACACAAAAAGTAGAAATTAATGTATTAAACGAAAAGCATAAACGACGGAAGTATGTGTTAACAAATATAATTAAGGCAGAAGAGAACCGTTTAAGGGTTCAAGTACACAAACAATATTTAAAAATGGTTGAAGAGCGAAATGAAATTGCCAAATTAGGAGAAAACCGCAATGCGATCACCGCAGATGAATTGAATGGTATATTGGATGAAGAACAAGAACCATTTTTATTACATACATCTAATAATGTTGTGATTAACTCTAATAACTTTCATTATGAAAGAAATACTGATGAATATTGGAACGAATTTAAAGAGCGAACGAATAATGATGAACGGTGGATACCACCAACAAAACATGGATTGGAATATTCAGATAGACTAATCTCAAATGAAGAACATAATTACGAAAATTCAGGTCAACGTGTATCTTTCAATACAAATGACAATCAAATAAATACATATGTAGTTGAAGATGATGATTCGACTGTATCTACACTATCTTCGAATCATAACAATGTGAATAATTATTTAAATGAACCGCCAAATAAATTAAATTTTCGACCATTAATAAATGATCTCAATGATAAATTGAGTGGACCACCCAACACATTAAGTTGTCAACCAATGGTAGCAACCTCGACATATTCTTCTTTTGGACTACCAAATACAATTCAATAAACTGAAAATAATATATTAATAAAACTTAATTAAACCGGTTATAATATATTATATAATTATGGATTCATACGAAAGTAAAAATAATAGCGATTATGATGAATATAGCGACAATGAGGAATTTAGCGATTATGATGAATATGGGGAAGGCAAAGATGACGATCATCAACTTTCTTGTATGAATATGGACCCAGCATTGGCGAAGTTAATGGGAATAATTATAGAAGAACAATCTACAACTTCTCATAATACATGGACACCACCACAACACAGTGGACTTTCAAATAGTGAGTCTATTATAACTAGTAGTGAAAATCAGTTTTCGAACGCAGAATTTATAAAAATTAAAAATAAAATTCGTAATTCACATAAATTAACAAAAAATGAACTTGACCGAATTAACCAATTTTCGAATGATGAGAAACAACAGATAATAGAGTTGTATAATAATATTTTAATGAGTAATATATAAAAACATCTCATATCATATTATATTATGAGACAGACTGGAAAATCACGGGGAACTAGTGTTGTTACTGGTAGAGGCAAAAATAAAGATCAATATGGTCGCAAATTTGGAAAAGTGCAGAAAAACGCAATGTTAGAGTTTACAAAATCGCTCTGGATACAAAATGCGGAATCTTCTATAAGAAATATTATGAAATATGAAGTAGGTCAACAATGCTTTCTTGAATTTTTGAAAACAGAGTATAATGAAGATGGTCTGCTTTTTGTAATTGACTCACAAAAATTAGATTCTATACCCGAGAATGATCGAATGAAAATCGCAATTAACCTGTATAATTGTTTTACTAAATCAAAAATGACTGGAATCGGTCAACAAGAACGAACCGCCGATACACAAAAATTATGGGATAATGCTAATAGCAGCGACAGTGTATATGTAAATGAGAATAATGTTTTACAAAAAATAAAAGATGAGTGCGATGTAATTATTAACTCGTTAGCTATGGATGCTTTCCCTCGTTTTATACAATCTAAATATTGTAACAAAGTAATGGAAGTATTGCGCTCTCAAGGAAATACTGAAATGGACGCTATTATGAATTCAGCGAACATGAATGCACCAAAAGATGCCGATGAATGGTTGAATTCATTTGTATCAATCGCCGAATCTTTGCCCGCATGTATCGTTATTTCAGACATGACTATCGCAGGAGCACCCATGGTTTTTGTAAATGAAGAATTTTGTAACACAACTGGCTATTCTAGAATGGAAGCAACTGGCAGAAACTGCCGATTTTTACAGGGCCCAGATACAGAACCAGAAGCAATTCAAGTAATTAGAAGTACATTATCAAAAGGAACTGATTGTCATGTAAAGTTGACTAATTATAGAAAAAATGGAGATAAATTTCAGAATTTATTATCTATGCGACCAGTTTTTGACGCAGATAATATTTATCGTTATGTAATTGGCGTTCAATTTGAAATAAAAAATGATTCAAACCTTAAGGCACGATTATTACAGCTTGATAAATTATTGAGATTATTGCCTTCAAAATTGCCTTTTAAATCTAAAGCATCTTCCCGTGCTAAAGGCATGATGGCAGTAAAAACAACTGGTGAAGCGAACGATATGGTAAAAAATAAGGAATATATTGAAAAACAAGCATCTATGATGGAAACGCAAGAGAACATCGAAAATACAGATAGACCAAAGAGCATAATGAAAACTAGTAATACAAATACTCGTTTAAATTATGATCTAACCAATGCTGCTTTTACTAAAATAATGTGGCTGAACAACGTGACACATTCATGCAGAGGAGTGTTGCTTGATGAAACCGGTAGAACATATTTTAAACAGTATATTGAATCCAATTGTTCGAAGATGTTGCGAACACAATTTGAATTCTTTGAAAATGGATTAAAATGTAGAACCACTGAAGGGAACGAACAACTCAAGCAAATTAGAAAGTCACATATGAAAATGGTAAAGAATGAAATGTTTTATTGCACTACAAATGAAATACAAATCGGAACTTTGAATTCCATTGATTGGGGACCAATATTTCAAAATATGTGTGGCTGGCACGACCAGACCATTGAGTTATTTGTTAGTATCTTCCCACAATTTTTAGATAGTAATTTATTTAACGAATATATTTCAAAATTATCTGCTCGGGAAAAAAGCGGCATAAATTCAAGCATTCAAACATGTGCTTGTGAAGTTGATCTATCTTCTGAAACAGCGTGGTTAGATATGTTTAAAATTATGTCTGAAACTGTAAAATGTGGCATGGTTGTATCCGATATGACTGTTCCTGGAATTCCATTGGTATATATCAATGAAGGGTTCAAAAATGTTACAGGTTATGGCAAAGAAAAAATTGGAACAAGTTGTAGATTTCTGCAGGGCAAAGATACTGAGGATTATCTGAATGATGAGATTATGGCGGCTCTTCAACAAAGTGATAAATTGCTAATTAAATTACATAATTATAAACAGAATGGCGAAAAATTCCAATGTTTGTTCGCATTACACCCTGTGTTTGGAGTCAAACCTGATTATGAATATAAATATCAAATCGGAATACAAATGGATTTTAAGGCATCATCCGACATCAAAGAATACATTTTAGAAATGGAAATGGTTCTTAAGCATTTGCCAGACGTTATTAATGGAGAACCAAAAAATGGAGGCGATATAGGTTTAAATGAAGGCATGGGACAGCCATCCATGAGTAGTCCTATGGGACAGCCATCCATGAGTAGTCCTATGGGACAGCCATCCATGAGTAGTCCTATGGGACAGCCATCCATGAGTAGTCCTATGGGGCAGCCATCCATGAGTAGTTTCTCACCGGCTCCACCAGAAAACTCTAATAATTCCAGTTTTTTAAGTCCAAGACAGATGTTTTAACCGATGAAATGCCAAAGGTTAGTAGAAACTGAAATAATAAGTGCTTTTTCTAACAAAAACACTTATTATTACGAATAACGTAAATATTAATTCATTATAAATTTTTCAAATAGTCTATGTAAAGTTTCATTAACATCCATGGATTAAAACATATTGTTGATATAGCTACATGATCCGCCCCCCATTCCTTATATTTTTCTACGTCTTTCCATGTCTTTACTCCTCCTCCACCAATCACTTCAACATCTTTATAATTCTCTTTCAAATAACCAATTATTTGTTTGTTATATGGCATTAAGGCTTCTCCACTTAATCCCCCTTTCGGGGTCGGCAATGTATTCGAACAGTGAAATTGTCGAAAACCTTGTTTGTAATATTTGTCTAATTCGTCTTCTCTTATTGTAGGAGATACTTTTATTATACACCACCTTCTTAACGGATTTATAAAATTGTGTAATCCTTCATTTATCATTCGTTTCTCTGCGTTGGGACAACTTACATTTATTTCTATATTTGCGGCATCTGGTATTTTTCTATTCATATTATCTATATCTTCTTCGTTCATAAGTGCGATACTTAATATTTCACCATTGTTGTCAGTGTATTTTGAATAATTTTTCAAAGCCCAGTCTATTCCTTTGTTCCTTAGTCCTATTTTATTTATCCATCCGTTATTTTCATAAGAGAATCGGAGAGTTTTGAGAACTTGACTAAACAACCCACTTCTTTGATCAATTGTATAACTTCCTCTTATAGGGGTAGTGCATGGCAAATCTATATAGTTTCCAAACGGGGGTGATATGAAAAGCTTCATTAATATTTAATACTTATTTGTTATTAACTATATTAAAGACAATAATATAAATTAATTTAGATATTGTATTTATTGTATGTATGTGCTCTTTTAGCTCAGTTGGTTAGAGCATACGCTTAGTAAGCGTAAGGCCGGGCGTTCGAATCGCTCAAAGAGCTTTGTAAATTTATATGACATTTACGTCATATAAATTTGTAAAATTGATAAACTGTCTCAAATTCCTTTTATTAATATCTTATTGATATGGTTGTTACAAAAGCTAGCAATATCTGGAATAATCTACAGAAAAAATGGAAATATGTATATCCACTTATAATGACATACTTGTTGTGGTGGTTTCTACATTACATTAGCGTACATTTATATGTACGTTATTGCGTTCCATTGTCTTTCATTGGATTCTTTTATTCTCCCATTATAACTCAATTGCCACATTGTTATGCGTTGCGTTGGTTTATTGATAAAGGTGGAATTAAGTGATGAGTGATGTGTGTGTAATAAATCAAATAAATAGAGAGATATGTTTCATTACATCGATATTTAAGGGTATTTTGGATTTCATAAATGTGTTTTTCTTTACATGAGAAGGAATAGAT